TTCGATTTGAGAAATCTAAAAACTTTAGCAGGATAGCAGCATGACCGATGTAATTTATAAAGAGCCACAAAATACTGATCATAACCCCGAAGCTCGTAGTTGGTACTACGACGACTTTGGTAATAGGATTGATAAGAAGACTGGTGCCTTTGTTGTCTTTGTTTGTAAGGATGATAAAGAAGTTAAACAGATACTTTTGAGTGAGACAGATTATGATACTAAGCCTTGTGACACCGAGTGACCCTATTCTACACACGAAGGTAGAACCATTAAAATTTCCTCTCAATAGAGGTGAAATTGACATTGATCAAGTTATACAAGATATGTTTGAGACAATGTATAACTTTAAGGGTATTGGCTTGTCTGCCAATCAAGTAGGGTTACCCTATAGAATGTTTGTAATGGGTACACCTGATGTAGAGATGGTTTTTCTAAATCCTAGAATTGTTTCAGTGGATGGGGAAGATGTTGTTGCAGAAGAGGGGTGTTTGTCATATCCAGGAATGTTTATTAAAGTTAAACGTCCCTCCGAAGTAGTTATTCGTTCTACGAATACTAATGGTGAGACAAGAACACAAACATACACAGGTATGACTGCTCGAGTTGTATTACATGAAATGGATCATCTTGATGGTATTAACTACCAAAAGAGAGCAACTAGATTTCACTTAGAACAAGCTCGTAATCAATATAAAAAGCTACAACGAAAGATGAAACGTGGCTGAGATTGTTCCGTTGTTTGCGAGGTGCTTGTGGACCGAGTGGGTTGATCCTATAAGGTTCAATAAGCAGCACATTATACAGACTATAAAATCTAATTATAGCAAACAAAGAAAAAGGAATGTGTGGGGAACACAGTCCAGCTTACACCATGAGTATAGTGATAAGAATAATCCAGACTTTGAGTCTGTTGACTATACATCAATGATAGATTGCTATACTGAGTTGTTTGAGAATTTTTTTAATGATATTGGAATTAAGTGTAGATTTAAATTTATGATTGACAATTATACTGTTACAAATGAAGATCAACATATGCAAAAGCATAATCATATTGGATGGGGTGACGATTACATTGATTTTTCTTGTGTACACTATCTAGAGTGTGATAGCGAGGTGCATGCTCCGATTACATTTGAAAATGATGATCCACATCAAAAGTTTTTAAACTACACCCCAGCATTGAAAAAAATTGAAGAAAGATCGTTGTTTAATTCTTACTTTAATGCTAGAATAGATTATCAAATAAAAGAAGATTATATCACAATCTTTCCTGCGGATCTGACTCATTCGGTTATGAAAAAGAGTGATGAAGTAACAACAACTAAAGACAGAATATGTATCGTGACAAACATACAAGTATTAGAGGATTAATATATGACATACTATAGTACAAAAACATACGGCAATGATAGAGGTCTATCGTGTGCCTTTCGCCAATGGAGAGCAACACATTCACATTGTAGTTTGATTCATGGTTATTCTATTGGTATCAAGTTAATTTTTGCTAGTGATACATTAGATGATCGTAATTGGGTTATGGACTTTGGGGGACTCAAGATGTTTAAAGAGTGGTCAGAATATATGTTTGATCACACACTTTGTGTAGCCGAAGATGATCCTCATCGTGAAACATTTGAAACGCTTAACGAAGTTGATGGTGGTTGGAATAATATGGGATTATGTGATCTTCGAATCGTACCAGGTGTTGGTTGTGAGATGTTTGCCAAGATGTGTTATGACAAAATGGTGGAACTTTTAGAGGATATGAAGGATAATGTACATAGTCGGTATCCTGTACAATCGAGTGTTCGTCTTGTTAGTGCAGAGGTATTTGAACATGATGCAAATAGTGCAATTTATGAAGGAAGTAAATAATGACAAATAAGGATCCAGGTAAAAGACATTTCTATGTAAGCATTGCAAAAAGCATTCTACGGTTTGCTGCTTGTGGTTATCTATATTTTGGAATGTATGAAGGTGCAGCCCTATTTCTGTTTTCAGCAGAAGTATTAGGTATTGCTGAGGAGCTATGATGTCTAAAGAATATCACTATAGTGAAACATTTTACTCTATGCAGGGTGAAGGTCATTATACAGGACGTCCTACTGTATGGCTACGTTACTTCCTCTGCAACCTACAATGTAATGGTTTTGGACAAATTGATCCGAAGAATCCTGAGACATATTTTCTTCCTTATGAAGATCTGGATGTACATGAGAAGGATTTAATGGGGGATCCTAAATACAAAGTTATGGAAGATCTGCCAGTATTTGAGCATGGTTGTGATAGTTCATACAGCTGGTCTAAGAAGTTTAAACATCTACAAAGAAAAGGAACACCTGATGAAATCAAGAAAGTTCTTGAAGATTTGCTCCCTACTCGTAGCTTTGGGAGTTCTACTCACCTATGCTTTACTGGTGGTGAGCCATTAATGAAGCATGCTCAAGAATGCACAAAAGGCATTCTTGAATCTTTTGCAGCTGATAACAACACACCTAAGTTCATTACATTTGAGACCAATGGTACACAACCATTGACTGATGATTTCTTTGATTATCTTGACATGGATTATGATGGTGAAGTATTTTGGAGCTGTTCACCTAAGTTATGGACTGTTGCTGGCGAGAAGGCTGAGAAAGCTATCAAGCCTGAGAATGTAGCTAAGTATGCATCAGTTAAGGGAAGCAATGGTCAGCTGAAGTTCGTTGCTAATGGGACTGAAGAATGCTGGGAAGAGATTGATTCTGTTATTGCTCAGTTTAGGGCAGTAGGAGTTGACTGGCCTATTTGGATTATGAGTGTAGGTGCAACCGTGGAAGGCCAGAAGGCTGAGGTTCCTGGTCACCACTATACAGATGGTGAGATTGCAGATATGACTCTAGCCCGTGGTTGGAACTATAGTGCTAGAGTTCACACTTATCTTTGGGGGAACAAAATTGGTGTTTAAGGACGGCAAGTTTCATTATCAGTGGGACAGATATCAAGAAGATATCTGCGCCCTAGCAGATGATCTAACATATGAACCATCTGTTATCATTGGTATTGCTAGAGGTGGCTGTGTTCCAGCGGTCCATCTTTCTCATTTGCTCGGTAAGCCTTTCAAAGCTGTAACTTGGCAAACACGTGATGGTGGTGTCAAGGAGAAGTATAAGGTTCCAGAGTATGCGTTGATTGTAGATGATATCAATGACTCAGGGAAGACGTTGACAGGATTTACAGCCAACATTCAACACGAGAAGTATGCAACGCTTACATTGTTTAATAAAAAATCAAGTGAATTTACTGTTGACTTTTATGCCAGGGAAGCTGATGATGATAAATGGATACAATTTCCTTGGGAATGATTATGGAAGAAGTGAAAAGAGAATGGGGCACCTATCAGGTGCTGTTCAGTGCAGATACGTATAGAGTCAAGCGTTTAGTTATTGACCCTGGTTCTGCTTTATCAAATCAGTATCACCATCACCGCAAAGAGAACTGGAAAGTTGTCAGAGGCGAAGTGAAGCTGGAGCTAATGCATCCAGATAAGGACTTAAAGCCTTATACGATTATACTCGAAGAAGGTGCTGGCTGGACCATTGACAAAGGTACATGGCACAAAGCTAGTAACCCAACAAATGAGCCGGTAGAAGTAATTGAGATCTGGACCGGGGATCAACTATCTGAAGAAGACATTGTTAGACAGGAGCGATAATGAGTAAGAAACTATATCAAGAATTAATTAAAGAGATGCAAGAAGATGGACATCGCTTCTGGGCAGGAGATAATGTTAGTGATTATGTAACAGAAACTGATAAAGAAGTTTTGATTGAAGATGCTGCTGCAGCATTTGAAAATGTTCTTGATACATTGCTTATTGACCGTCATAATGATCCAAACTCTAAAGGGACAGCTAAGCGTCTTGCTAAAATGTATTTCAATGAGATTATGGGTGGGCGCTATGCTAAGCGACCAGATGTGACTGCATTTCCTAACGACAATGACGCAGATCGTTATACAGGTATGCTTGTAACTCGTGCAGAGATCAAATCTATGTGCTCCCATCACCATCAACCAGTAAAAGGTATCTGCTACATCGGTTTGATTCCTGGTACAAAAGTTATTGGCTTGTCTAAGTATGCTCGTATTGCTCAATGGTGTGCTCGTCGTGGTACATTACAAGAAGAGTTGTGCCGTCAGATTGCAGAAGAGATTCAAGAAGCTACGGGTGCTGAAGATGTAGGTGTATATATTCAAGCTACCCATGGTTGTATGGAAAACCGTGGTGTTGAAGCTCATAGCTCCTTAACACAGACAGCTGTTCTTCGTGGTCAGTTCTATAATGACTCTATTAAGAAAGAGTTTTATGACAATATTCGGGAGCAACAACGTCATGCATGTTAAACAGAAGTTCATTTGGGTCACATTCCAGAAAGAAGGTATTCACAAATATCCTGATGCTCCAGAAGGTGTTGAATTCCTGAAGTATCCTCATCGTCATATGTTTCACTTCCGTGTAGAGTTGGAAGTATTTCACGACGATCGAGATGTAGAATTTATTCTGTTGAAAAGAGAGCTGGAAGGGTTGTATAATGAAGGCACATTACAACTCGACTATAAGTCTTGTGAGATGATGGCTGATGATTTGTATACATATATTAACGTGAATTATCCAGACCGTGATGTTATTATTGAAGTAAGTGAAGATGGTGAAAATGGAACACGCGCATATTATCCTAAGTGATCTAAAAAGGATTGAAGCATCTAAACCACAATTCTGTCACATCTGTCCTACTCCTCATCTTGATCTAGTAGATGGTCGATCTGTACATCTTGTTCTAGCTCATTTAATTGAGACTGATCCATCATATGTCGACTTTTATCTAGAACAGAAGAAAAAATATAACTGTACCATTATTATGGACAATAGTGCTTTCGAGATGTATAAGCAAGGTCGTCCAATGTATGATAGTGAGAAGTTGATCACAATGGGTCAACGTATCAATGCTGATTATATTGTTATGTCTGATTATCCTGGTGAGGAGTCTGCTAAGACTATTGAAGCAGCTGAACATATGGCTCCGTTAATTAAGGCAGCTGGATTTAAGACTTTCTATGTTCCACAATCAAAGATTGGTGATATGGAAGACTATCTTGCTGGATTTAAGTGGGGTTGTTATTCTGAGTTAGTTGATTATATTGGTATTAGTATTCTTGGTGTTCCTAATGCTTTTGGTAATATTGAGAAAGAAAATAGATTACAAAGATTTATGTCCAGGCTTGCATTGTTTTATATGTTAGCAAATTCTCCTGGATTAGATACAGCAAGATATACAGGTAAGAAGTTTCACATGCTTGGTATGGTCGATGGTCCTCAAGAGATCATGTTTATGAATCCATTCCGTAAGTACATCGATACATGGGATTCGTCGGCAGCTGTATGGGCTGGGTTGAATGGAATTCATTTTGATAGTAGTCCTACAGGGTTAATTAATGGTAAGTTTGAAAAAGAAGTTGACTTTGACTTTAAGACAATGGATTATGGACTTATAGAAATAGCACGTAAGAATATGAGTCAGATTGATAAGCTCGTGTGGGCTTATTTGTGGGAGAATTGATATGCAGCTTTTGAAGACCAATCCAGAGAAATACAACTACAACGAGCCTGAATTTATTGAGATGTTGATCGAGTATATTGACTCTACATACGGTCAACATTATGTCAATCAGGGCATTCAGGTTGTAGATGTGTGGCAGAGTATGGGTAGTTTGAATACAACTGCTCGTGATACTGCGATCAAGTATCTTGCTCGATATGGTAAGAAGAATGGACGTAACCGCAAAGACCTGTTAAAGGCTATGCACTATATTATTTTAATGATGTACGCAGAGGACACAAGAAATGATGAAACATCTAGCGAGCTCCAGTAGCTCATCGACCCTTAGTAAGTTTACTGAAGACCAAGTGCAGCCAAATGCTATTGACCTTCGTGTAGAAAAGATCTTTAAAATTGCAACAGGTCAATTTAAGATCGATGAAGATAAAAAGAAACATCGTGGTAGTACAGAGATTGAACTAGCATCGGATGGGTATTGGCATCTTGATGAGGGTGTGTATGAAATTATTATGGAAGGTGAAGTATCAATCGGCGAAGACGAAGCTGGTTGGGTTATTACACGTTCAACATTGAACCGTAATGGATTGGTCATTACATCTGGTTTATATGATTCGGGTTATACAGGTGTAATGGCTGGCGCTCTTCATGTCAAGATTGGCCGAGCTGCGATTGCTCCTGGTACACGTGTTGGGCAATTTCTTTTATTCAAAGCAGAATCATTGAGCTCTTATGATGGCGACTATGGCTCTGGCAAAGAACACGATCAAAAATATCAGAAATAATGTTTACACTATTTTGCTCATTCGACAAATATCATGCATGGAAAATGTATAAGGAAATAGCTACTGAGTTTCCTACAAACAGTATTCATAGTTTTTCCATTACTACTGTAATTCCTAATACAACAACTGTGCAAATGATCCATCGACAGTTTGAAGACTTTCATCGTCAAGCGTTAAAGAATGTGCCAGAAGGAATGTATTATATTTGTCAGCTACAGCACGATGAAGATCCGGATGATACTGGCTTTATTAGTCCACTTGAGCAGATTGATGTCGAGAAGCAAAAGACATTCATGTGGCATAATATGATAATCAAACAAGATAAACTGTTCTTAGTAATTACAAAAGAAGATGCTGATCTATATTATGATGATCAGTTGAATATTAGCACTAAACAGTTTTCTGATTTCAAGCAGTTTGATAGGGATGTAATGTACCAGATTGATCTGATTAATAAGAAAGTTAGTAAATATGTCGCATAGAGGAAAAGCACTAGTAACAGGTATTACTGGCCAGGATGGAGCCTATCTCGCTAAGCTATTACTAGAAAAAGGATATGATGTTGTTGGGGCACAACGCCGCAATACAGGCCTTAGTCATTGGCGTTTAGACCGTCTTGGTATTACTGATGACATTGAATTTGTTGATTTTGAGCTCAACGAGATGACAAACATACTACGCGTGTTGGATAGTGTGGCTCCTGACGAAGTATATAACTTAGCTGCACAGTCTTTTGTGCACTTATCGTTCGAACAACCAATATACACATCAGACTGCGACTATATGGGTCCTAGCCGCATTCTAGAGGCAATGCGTATGTTATATATGGAAGATGATGTTCGGTTCTATCAGGCTGGATCCTCAGAGATGTTTGGTAAAGTTCAAGAGGTTCCACAGAACGAGAACACACCATTCTATCCACGCTCACCTTATGGTGTAGCAAAGCTGGGTGCATATTGGATGACTGTAAATTATCGCGAGTCATATGATATGTTT